GCGGCCCCCGTGACCGCGTGGAAAGCGTTGACGCTCGTCTCCAGGGATGCGACACGCTCTCCGATGGGCTGCGTCATGGCTCTCGAACCTTGACGGCCGACTGCTGCACCTCGACGGGAAGCACGCCGGCCTTGTGGGCGCGGACGACGTCCCAGTCTGCGGTGGGGATGCAATGAACCCCGAGGATGCCGACATGGTGTGCCTGGCAGTTATGAACGACCAGGCCGCCCGCTACGAATGAATGGGAACCTGCTACACTTATGTCATGCACGTACCCGATGAATCGCTCCCACCCGGCGCCTTGGATCGGAACCCACCTAGTCGAAGGGGTAGGGCTGGGCAGCGGGTCGTCAAGGCGTGCATCGTGTGCGGCGCGAAGTTCTCGGTGAGTAAGTCGATCGCCTTTCGCTACGTGACCTGCTCGCCCCAATGCGCCTTCCAGCGCCGTATCCGTCCGCGAGAGTTCGTCTGCGAGAGATGCGGCGGGTCCTTCGAAAGACTGGGGGGGAGCATCGGTACGGCTCCCGTTCGATACTGCTCTAACGAGTGCCGCCTGACGGCGCTCCAGGCCATCCCTCGCCACCGTGGCAGTCGGACGGGTCAGGAGAACGGAAGAGGCTATCGCCGAATCTTGGTCTGGGACCCTGACCGCAGGCTCATCATGGAGCACCGATGGGTCATGGAACTGCACCTCGGCAGACGCCTCACGCCTAGCGAGGTTGTCCACCACATCAACCATGACAGGCGCGACAACAGGCTGGAGAATCTGGAGCTTATCGAGGATCAAGCCTCGCATCTGCGCGCCCACCACCGCCCCGGCTGGCTGCCACCCATCTCTCGTAGCGATGGGGTGCTCCCCGGTGAGCCTGAGCCCGTCCAGCACAGCTAGGTAGCCAGAGAAGGGCCGGCGCATCGTGTCGGTCACGAGGTGAGGCTCCCCGTCGCCGCCGATGACCATATCGCCGACGCGAAGCGTCGAGATGGGGCGTACCCCGCTCGGCGTTAGGACAGAGGACTCCGGAGCGAGGCAGAGCGGTTCCAGGTTCCCCGGGCTCTCGATCCACGCGGCTAGATCCTGGTCGGTGAGGTCAAGCCCGAGCGCATAGTCCAGCGCAATGACGTCCACGGCGTTGAGGTAAGCGAACTCTACGTGACTGTGATGAAGCTGGATGCCGCCGGAGCAGTCCTCATTGCCCACCGCACAGCGGAGCAACCCCTGCGCCTTCAGCCGTGCGCGGACGTGCTCAAACGCGGGGTAGTTTGGGTCGCCCGCCCGCGGCTCATGCTCCGGGTAGTGCCGCAGGAGGTGGATTGTCCCGGTTTGCGTGTGTGCGGGGACGTCCGTCATGCTCAGTGGAGGTCCGCGTCGACGTGGGTCTGAACGTCGGTCAGGGATGCCGCTTCGGCAGCGGTGAGGCCACCGGACGCGGCGGGGATCGCCTTGACGTCGGCGTCCACCTGGGCGACTTCGGACGCCGTGGCGAGCGCAGCCAGCGATGGTTGGAGGGCCGCGAGGTTCGCCTGGTGCTGGGCGGTGCTGATGGCGATTTGCACACACCCTGCGGAGCCAGTCACCGCCACGATGTCGGGGGTACTTACCAGCGGGGAGTACGGCAGCCCTGGCGTGGACATCCAGTAGCCACCCGCGGCTCCCGTTGGGCCGTTGTTGACAAGGAATACGATCACGGGGTCTCCCTCCGGTGGGTCAGGTGGATCAGGTGGTGGGTCGGGCAGGTACACCCGGTCGAGGTCGATCAGGCCGCTCACGCCCGCCTCAGGACCTTCGCCGTACTGCCAGGCTACGTAGGTCTTCCACGGGGCCGGGCAGGCGGGCGGGGTCGCACTGGGATAGGCGAACCAGAGCGGGTACGCGGCGAGCCCACCGTTTTGCAGGTACGTCCGAATGAAGCTCTGGTAGCTGTACACCCACGGGGTGATGCCGGTCGCAGCCTTGACGGCGGCGCACCAGTTGAGCACCCACTGGGAGAGCGCTGCTGCGGAGAGGTTGCCCGCGTTGCTCTCGATGTCGAGCACGAGGATGTCGGTCAAACGCCAGCCGCCCGCAGCCTTGATGAACGCGACGAACTGCGCCGCCTCGAACGCGGCGGTGTTGCTGGTGTAGGCGAAGTCGTACGCGCCACGCTTCAGTCCCGCGGCGAGGACCGCTGGCCAGTTGGCCGCGAACTGCCCGTCCTCTAGCGTGCCTTCGTTGCACTTGACGATCGCGCCATCCACGCCGTCAGCCTTGACCTGTGCCCAGTTGGTGCCGGGCTGGTAGCCGGAAGCGTCGACCCATAGTTCAGGAGGTGCTATCATCAGTCTACCGTAAAGGTGAGGCCGTCAAGGGCCGGGGTACTGCCTGAACTGAAGTACGGCGTCGCCACGCCCGCCGGAGTGATGTTCCAATTGCAGTTCGCAACGGGTGAAACGGAAACTGAACTGGTGGGGTATACCGTGACGGTTGGGCGCGCTCCTGTTGGAAGCGTGAAAGCAGCGTGGCCGGTCGTCCCGCTCTGGATGTAGCCAGCCAACCAGACTCGATCGCCCTGTATCCGATAACCTGCGGCCGTTGCGCTTGACGCTGGCCCCGCTCCACTGGCCCACGAGTTCGTGTAGGTGGGGATGGGTTGCCATGCGCTCGTAGTGGCTGCGAGACGACCGATTACTACCCGGGCAGATTGTGACGAACCCTGCAGCCGGGCAACCATCACCGGGTCGTTCACTTGGGGACCGTAGTCGGCCAGATAGTGCAGCCCCGTGGTTAACGACGTCGAGCCGTCCAGGTACACGTCCACGGTGTTGGCACCATGTGCCCCCACGGCGCCAATCTCGCCAAACTGGTACGGGCCGTCGATGTTCCAATCGGGGCGAAGTTGCGTCAGTCCACGGGCGATGTCAATGGCGCTCATGATCCTGCCACGATGACGCGCCCAGAGAGCGTGGTGGTGTCGGCGTGATGCAACCCCACGCTGAGGGTGTCCACGATGAACGGCTGCGCGTTGAGGGCGAGCCGTGGGTCGGTGACGGCCACCACGTCGTCAACGTCGAACTGGGGTGCGGGGGTTAGGATCACAGACAGCGTCCGCGAGGATGCCAACGACACCGCGAGGTCGTACTGCGCCTCGACGCCCGCCTGCGCTGCACTGGTGATGAGGCTGTCCGATATGAAACTGGGCACGTCCCCCATCCCGCCGAGAACATACGTCGGGCTCAGTGGGTTGTTGTCGACCGCCTCAGCCTGCACCGGGGTGGTGGTGGTCGCGTTGTTCGGCCCCGTTGCGGAGACGAACACGTCGTTGGTGATGCCGTTGCGGGTCATCGAGAGCGACACGGCAGAGGGCGTGCTGTAGGGCGAGCCGGAGACGGGGTGAAGTTCCCCCGTACTGGCGGAGACTTCGGCCGGGTTGAGGTTCCAGTTGACCGGCAGGCTGCTCAATAGTCCTCCTGCTGGACTGCCGGGGGTGGGCTTCATGGTGAGCAGACCGTTCACGTCGAAGAACAGCTCATAGCCCGCGCTGGCGGCCATGTCGAGGCACGCCTTCCATGGGTCCTGCCCTTGCTGGTACACCCCCGCTGGACACGCCCACGCGCTAGTGCCCGAGAAGGACGGGGCGCTGATCCATGCTGGAACGCTTGCGCCACCCGCGCCGGGGCCGTTCGTGTTCCAGACGGAGGAGAGGATCGCGATCACCTCGCCGAGTAGCGAGCCGTCAGCGTTGGGCACTGTGTAGTTTCCCTTGAGCGCCCACTGCGAGAACGGCCACGAGCGATCGTAGAGTTCCAGCGTCACCGCGAAGTCCGCGCCAATGTCTCCCGCTGTCGTGGTGGCGATGGGGAACGTCCCGATGGGCACCCAGCCATTCTGGCCCTGCACCGCCTGTCCGATGTCAGGGCAGATGCAAGTGAGGGATATCTGCACCTCGTTGCCGAACGGTGCCAGTGGGTCCTGCGGGGTGAGGGGTAGTTGGTTGTACGCCGTCCCGTTGAGCGTCACCTGTTGCGGCGGGACGCTGGGGACGAACTCGACCGTCAGCGAGCCGGTACGCCGCTGTTCGGAGTTGCGATCAGCGGTGAACGTTCCCGCGCTCACGGGCAGCGTGATGGTCGTCGGCGCGTTGTTATTCCACAGCGTTAACTGTGCGGCCCAGAGGTTGGACCCCCAACGGAGTGCGTCGATGAATCCGTTCCATTGCGGACCGTTGAAGAACACGTATGCGCCCCCTTATACCGCTGGTCTCGGCGCGCCGATGGCAGTCACGGCCACGGAACGCATCGGTGCACCCGGAGCCGATGGGTACAGGTTCGTGCTGTGCGCCGTGTTGCCGCTGCCACCTCCGCCTCCACCCGGCTGGGGCGCGAGGTTGAAATAGTACGGGCCTTCCCCGTAGGGCTGCGAGACGAACACGGTACGCTGCGACAGCGTCAGCGCCTTGAAGGCGTTGTACGTGGCGTTGCTGAACGTCTCGAACGTGGCCGAGAAGTCCGGCTGCTGCACCGCGTATTGCACGAGGTTCATGGTCGTCTGCCCGAGCACAGGGTGGGCCGTGGACTGGATGATCTGCGAGGGGTTCCACCCCGTAGGCTGCGCGGGTGCGGCAGACGCGGCGGGGTTGAGCGGGTCGAACTCCCAGAAGCCGAGCCCTGGCGAGATGGCGGCTGCCACGTTTGCACAGTACGGCGACTGGACAGTGTTGCCACTCTCGGGAGCCTGCACCAGCGCTTGGTAGGTGTACACGAACCCAGGGACCACCTCGTAGTCGTTGACGGTCACGCTCTGTGTCGTGGTTGGGAGTGTCGTTGGGTTGGCGGGGGATGCGTTACGGACGTACACACCGTTCGAACGTAGGATCACGATGCCCGCGGTGCCGAGTAGTCCACCGACAGTCCACGCCGTGCCCGAGCCAGGGAAAACCCCGACCTCGTCCACGTAGTGGACTTCGGCATTAGCCACGGAGACAACGGTGAGGACCACCTCGAAGTAGGCGGCGTTTGACGGGGACGTAGCGGTCACGCTCGTCTGAGTGAATACCCCAGACGTTGCCTCTGTCACGAGTGACCCCGTCGAGGTTGAGATGGACACGTCTCCCGAGGTGAACCATTGCAGCCCGACCGTGACGCCGCGTGATGTAGTGCCGGGGATGAAACTAGCCACTGCGCTGTATTGCGTACTCGGTTGACAAGCGTAGTACGTCGAGGCCGCAGACATGGTTCCGGTGGTGCTGTTGGCCACCATCTGCAGCGAGTAGGCCCCGTCCAGGTACTTCGTGGCCGATTGCGTTAGGGTGCAGAGCGTCCCGGTGAACGAGCCGACCCCACTCTCGAAGGACGAATCCACCGCCGACAGCATGTTGAGCGAAGCCTGCGCCACGAGTTGGATCATGGGGAGGTAGAAGCTCGACATCGCCCCGTCACCGGGGAGGGACGTGGTGTCCTGCGTAGCCGTCGCCGTCAGCGTCGGGGTAGGCGGCAGGTCCAGGGCGACCGTGTACCCACCGTAGGCGTTGAAGGCGTTGCTCTCAGATCCCGTCTCAGTGATGTTCACGTAGCTGCGGCAGACCGTCGAGGGCGCTATCGTCGTGGCGATCTGGTAGGTCGTGTTCGCGTTCGACACCACGCCCGAATCGTCCAGCGCCGCCGAGGTGGCGGGGTTGAACCCGCCCGCGCCGTATTGGGCCGCCGTGAACGTCCGCACTTGGTACGCCTGCTGTGCGGCCCCGGAGGGCAACGTCGCGGACCATCCGACAATTGGCATCTGCTGGGCGACGGTGCCTGTTGGCTCGATGACGGTGACTGTGGGCGCGGCCTGCGCGACCACGGAGAAGTCGGCGGCGAACGCAGGGGACACGTTCCCCCCACCTGCGTCCTCGTTGGCGACAGACCACGAGTAGGTCGAGCCGTCCGTCCACGACGCTGCGGGGAAGGTGTATGACTGGCCCGCGCCAGAGTTCCAGACGATGGTGGACTGCCACGCCAGCGACCCGGCGTTCCAGTAGACGTAGGCGCCACCGCCAACACGACGGCGCATGGCCCAAGCAAGCTGCCCGCCCGGCGCGTTGCTCGGGCTGTACGTCCACGAGAATGTCGGCGTGCCCGAGAGATCCAGGTAGGTGCCAGATGCGGGTACACCCAGTGTTGGGGCGTTCGGGGGGCCTTCGGAGATCAAAGTGAATGGCGAGGCATACGGCCCTTTCCCTCCTGCGTCCTGGTTGGCCACCGTCCAGGCGAACGTCCCCACCACGATCGGCAGCGCGTTCCACTGGGCGGCCGTGATCGTCACTGAACCAGCCGAGGACGTAATCCACGTTTGCGTCGTGGTCCATGCGGAGCCCGTCCAATAGTATGCGGCGTAACCGGGTGGTGTAACTTGGAGCGAGTAGTCGAGCTGCGCTCCGGACGCTCCGCCGTTGTGATACGTCCACGAGAAAGTGGCGCCCCCAGTGACGCAGTTCTGCGCGTTGCCGTTCGCCGGCGCCGTCAACGTGGGAGCATTGGGAAGTCCGTTCGTGGTGAACGACTGCCAGGAACCCGTAGCCGTCCCGTCAGCGTTCCATGCCGTGATGTAGTAATAGTAGGTGGTACTCGGCGTGAGCCCGGTGACGGGAACGGAGTAGCCAGTCGAACCGGTGAATGGCGCCCCGCCCTCAGCGGTTCCTCCGCCTTCGTAGGTGGAGAGCGTGAATTGGCAAAGGCTACTCGGACCCCCAGCGGCGTACAAACCGTTGTCGGTGACCGTGCTATTGAGGGTGGCCGTGGTGCGGGTGACCGAGGTGGCCGCGTTTGTGCTCGCGCTGGGCGGGGTAGGTAGGGTGGTAAACGAGAGGGTGGACCCTTGCACCACGTTGCTGCCACTGACTTGGTTTGCCTCGATGGCGAAGTAGTAGGTTGTGTTCGGCGACAGTCCGGAGAGGGTTCGCGCCGTCTCTTCGGGCGCAGACACCCCCAGGTCGCCGTTGTTGGGACTGCCTGAGAGGTACTTCCCGAACGACGGGGTCGTACCCCAGTAGTACTGCATCCAACACGCAGTCCCATTGGGGTTGACATAGCCATCGAGGAGCGCCGAGGTGGAGGTGATGTTGAGCGCCGGGTAGGTCGTCACACTTGGGGGGGTCGGGCTGGCTATGGGCGTGTAGTTGATGTACGCGCCGATGGCACCGATGGCCGTGAGACCGCTAAGGCTGGACGGGCTTCCCACGCTCCCATCGAGGTAGCCAGTGCCGCTGCCGTAGCTGTAAAGCATGGATCCGGTGGGGGTGCGCCACCAGCCGATGTAGATCTGTTGGCCCGCAGCGAGGGTGAAGCTGCACGAAAGGGTGATCCATGACTGGCCGCCGACGCTTTGTGACCCAGACCCGATGCTGTTGGTAGTTGTGGTCCCCAGCACGTTGCCGCTGGAATCCCACACGACGCCCGTGAAGTTAGTGCTTCCAGAGTTTGAGTTGGCGTAGAAACTGACACTCGTGACCGTGCCGGCCACCGGCATGGTGTAAATGGGGGTGCAGACCTGAGAGTGGGTGTTGGACCCCCACTCCGACCAACCCGTGAAGGATGGGTCGCTGCCTAGCGTCGCCAATGCAATCCTCCCTGAGTTGGGGGCATAGAAAAGCCCCGACCCCTTGCGGGGGACCGGGGCCTTTTACGGAGGGCCGAGAGGGTTAGGCGCTACGTCGCCGCAGGTAGGCGCCGCCGAAGGCAGCCGCCCCGCAGACCACGAAGAAGGCCGCTACCAACAGGATGAGCATCAGCCCATCGCCGCCCGAGGTGGGGGTGTGAGCGGAGGCCGGGGCCAACCCGGCGTCAGGCGTGGGGTTGGGGGTGGCGGTGGGGGACGCCGTAGCCGATGGCGTGTCGGTTGTGGCCGCCCCTGGGGTGGCCGTAGAGGACGCCGAACCCGTAGGTGGCAGAGTTGCCTGTCCCTGCCCCTGAGAGCCCCCTGAGCCGCTAGGGACGCCCTGCGAGCCCGTTCCAACGGGGATGGCCGTGGGGGGCGCAGTGGCGTCACCTGACGGGGCTGCCGTAGGGGCGGGAGTATCGGTTGGTGGTGCGGCAGGCGTATCCGTAGGTGGGGCGGTCGCCTCGACGCCACAGGAGCCCGAGTAATCACCGGGCAGGTAGATCGCCACACCGAGAGCCGTCCCACTCGGCTGATAGGTAACCAAAGACACCAGCGACAAACTGTAGGCGTATCCCTCGGGCGAGGCAGACGTTGTACTCCAGACATCAGCGGGGTTCAACTGAGTAAGTGGAACGCCAGCCCCATAGGCGTTGGCACCCAACACTACAACCTGTTGACCCTGTCCCAGCCCCCCGCCTGTCCAGTAGGACAACTCCACACCGATGTCGTATTGGTCGGACGCTCCGGGCCACCCAGTCACCGAGGCCGTAACCGTGTAGGAGCAGTTGGGGGCGGTCCCGCTGGCGGTAGCCGTCAGTACGGGGGTAGAGGGGTCGCCCCAGCCAGCAGCAGAGACAACGCCCGCCGCACCCAGCGCGAGGGCAGCCGAGATTCCGACTGCCGCTGCGATCTTCCGAATCATGATCCCGGCCTCCGTGTCTTTGCCCTACCCGCAGAGTGTACCTTGCCCGGGAGGCGTTCGTCCATTGTTGGCGGTAACGGTTGGGTAACAGTTCCCTTGCGGGTAGCCTCGCGGACCACCTGGACGTGAAACTCGGGATCTAGCACCGACTGAGCGGCCTGTAGCCAGTCCAGTTGGGTGGACAGGAGCGAGAGTTGGTCGGGACGGCAGGAGGACCCCCGCGTGTGAGCCTCTTGGCGCTCCGTCTCCACGGCACGGTCGATCGCCCATTGCCCCTCACCGAAGCCGAAGTCGTCCCTCGCTGGCTGGTAGGCCGCGTGCTCCCGAAGCTCCGCCACCCACCAGGACCTACGGCACCGGGCGCAGAACCACGGGGCGCTGTCGGGGTCGAGCACGATCGGGTACAGCCCCATGTGGCAGCTCGGGCACTCCGGAGCGTAGTCTACTGGTTGGGTGGGGATCATGGGTGGTACACCCCCGCTGAGAGTTGCCGCACAACCTGTGCCATGGCGGTCTGGACCGCGTTCTGGACGGCCGTGCCGACGCTCTGGGCCATCTGGGGGGTCGTCCCTGGCGGGACGGTCACAGGGATGCTCAGTTGCCCGATGGTGACACCCCCGCCCCCGCCAGAGCCCCCTGTGGTCGCAAGGGAGCGAACGGGCGCCTGCCCAGATAGGGCGGCGAGGGATTGGACGCTCGCCCGTCCAGACTTCAACTGGCTCTCAGGGAGCACGTACTCCGTCTCAGTCTCACCTAGGAGGGCAAGGGTAGGCTTGGTCACGATGCCGCCCGTCGCCAGCCCGATGGCCGACAGCGCCCCGCCGATGACGGGAATGCTGTTCGCGGCCGACTTGACTTTGGCGAGGACGGCCGACACCATGGACCCGATGGCACCGGCGATCTTGCCGGGGAGGTCGATGAAGAAGTTGACGATCCCGCCGATGAACTTGGACACGTCGGAGGTGATCGTATTCCACACGCCCGACAGGAACCCGCCCACGGTTTGGTAGAGCCCCGCGATGGCGTTCAGGAGATTCCCGGGCAGCGCAGTGAAGAACCCGACGACCTTGCTGATCATCCCGGAGACGAACCCCACGATGGCGCCCACGGCATCCCCGACCGCTCCGCTGATTGCGTTCCACACAGTCTTGGCAACGTCTGCGACCTGGGTAAAGTGGGTGACCAGAAGAACGATGATGGCGATGAGCGCCACGATGGCGAGCACTACGATGGCGATCGGGTTAGCGTCCATGATCGCGTTGAACACACCAACGGCCACCGACGCCACACCTGTTGCGGCGGCGGCGATTCCCGTCGCAACGCTCCACGCGGCCGTGGCCACCGTTACTGCTGCCGTGCCGACGGCCGACGCAGCGGTGACGACTGCAAAGGCCGTCAGGAGCGTGACGAGCCCGCCGATGACCACGGCGAGGACCAACGCGGCGGTGTGGTTCTTGTCGAAGAACGTCACCACGTTATCAACA